TATGAAAAAGGGAAAAAAGAAGTACACACGCTTTTACGATTCGTCAGTTATTAGAAAAATAGCAATGGTTGACAGCGTCGTAGGATGGATCGAAAAGGTTTCGGGACAAATCAACTCTTGGGCCTGGGATTTTAGATGGGGAGAAAGAAACCCCGAGGAATGGATTAAAGGATATAAAGAATGGGAAAAACGAAAAAAGAATTAACGAATAGGGCGAAAGCATTGTCCGTTCTCCCTTGGGTCAAACCAAGGGCTGGTGCGCCGTCGCTTTCTAACCCTTCATCATCAATCATTGGCGGCGCACTGGATTAACATGGATGATCAGAAAAAAATATACGAAGAATTCCTGGAGCATGCGATGCATCTCCTGAATGATCATCAAAAACCCATAGAACTCGTAGCAGGGAGTATGATTGCGATTGCCCAACGTCTTTATAAGACGCAGCTGACTCAGGAAGAGTATGAGGAAATGATGGACACCATCAGAAATGCTCGCGTCAAACCCTACAAATTTAAGAAGGAGACGGTCCATTGAGCTGGAAAGATTTTAAAAAAATGGGGAGACTTACCGAAGAGGCGTTTGCCAAAAAGCATCTAACGGATCCCATATGGGCTACGGACTATGAAGACAAATACGAACACTGGGATGTGAAGGGCGCCCTTAATGGAGCCCAAATTTTAAAATTTGATGTGAAAGGACTTAAGAAAAAGAATCGCTGGGACAAACATACCCAGGATGAATGCGCCTGGGTTGAAGGGACCAATGTCCACGGCCATCCAGGATGGATCAAGGGTCAAGCGGACTATATTGTTTTTGAAAGAGACGATTGCTGGCTCCTGGTGAATCGCGAAGAACTTCGTGAACACGTTAGTATGAAACTCCAAGAGTATAATTACATTGAAGGTAAAAAACCCTACCACGTGTATCAACGCGCGGGTCGAAACGATAAGATTACACTCGTGCCTTATAAAGATATTGAAAAATTGAGGGTGAGAAAGCTGGAGAAATGAATAAAAAATGTTCAAAGTGTGGTGAAGTAAAACCTTCAACTCTTTTCAATAAAGACAAATCTAAAAAAGATAATCACACACTTTGGTGCAAAAAATGTTCAAGAAATGGACAGCACGAGTATAGAAATACAGAAAACGGATATTTGAGAGAGAGATATTATAGCGTGAGTACGAAAGAATTGTCGAAGAACAAGTGGAGTCGAAAAAGTAAATGCTTTTTCACTTTCGACGAGTTTCTTGCTGCTTTTGAAAAACATAAAAGTATATATGGAATGAGAAGTGCCTGGGGACCAGGGCCTGATCATCTGGAAGAGCATTTACCTATGACCATGATTCACGAGGGGAAGGGACAATTGGGAAAAAAAGGAGCACCCAAAGGATCAAAAAGGACAGCCAGTAATTTGAGCGTAGACAGACTGGATACAAATCGGGACTACACTTTACAAAATATAATATTTATTAGATATGATGAGAATAGAAGAAAAAGTGATTCTTCTTATTCTGACTGTAAAATACAAATAAAGCTACACGAACAACGATTTATTGATATGAACGCTATATAATTTTAAAGGAGGTAAACATGGCTAAGAAAAAGAAAAAAAATAAGAAAAAAGATAAGAAAAAGAAAAAAAATAAAAAGAAGAGAAGATAGTTCTCATGAAAAAGAACGATCGATATCAGTATATCCGTGTTCCGAGGTCCGATGACCAAGGAAATAGAACGTATGACGTGAAGGGGGTGCAATTACCCAGCGTCACGTCTGTTTTATCACGGACCAAGGACCAGGGATATCTGAAGAAGTGGATTGAAAGGACAGGCAAGGTGGAGGCTGATCGAATCAAGAACCATGCGTCCAAGCGTGGGACGGCCATGCACAAGTTTATTGAAGCTTTTATCCTAGGCAGAGGATACGAGGACCTAACGCCCATAGGCCACGAAGCACGGCCCATGGCTCATAAGATCATTGAGAGGGGTCTGACGCCCATTGAGGAGTATTATGGGAGCGAAGTAACTTTGTACTACCCTGGCCTTTATGCAGGGACCACGGACCTGGTCTGTATTCATAACGATATGGAGACGATCGTGGACTTTAAACAGGCAAATAGGCCTAAAAGAGAAGAGTGGATTGATGATTATAAGTTGCAAATCGCAGCATATGCCATGGCCCATGACTTTATTTATGGCAGCAGTATTAGACAAGGTGTAATAATGGTATGTACTCCTGACCTATATATGCAAGAATTCAAGTTCCAAGACGTAGTTTTAAGGCAGTGGAAACATAAATTCCTGAAAAGGCTCGATGAGTACTACAAAGGTGTTTGAAATGTGGCCGAATCTTGTCCAAAATAAGGCAATACATCTCATATATAGTAGTAAAACTCATGAAAAAAGTTTTTTAAAAAAAAACTCTACAAATAACGTAAAACGTCAAAATGAACGATTTATGTTGGTATTACTAGCTAAATGTACGACGTTTTACAAATATGTAAAATGTATAAAACGTTGTTGTATGGGGTGCGCGCATGCAAAAAGAGGTTTGCCTGACTAGTTTTGTGAGTTTTGGTACTATATAAGAAATTTATGAGAAGGAAAAAATCAAAATATCAACATGTCAAAATCAATAAGAAGAGATTCTATTTCTATAAGATCTCTTGGCTTGACATCACCGCGGATGGAGGTCATGCTACGGCTGATGAGTTTGATAAGTTTGAGTGTTCGAAGATGATATCTTTTGCGTATATTTATAAAAGAACAAAGAAGTTCATTTGGACATTTGCTAGTTATGATGAGAAGGACGAGGCTTATTCCGACAGGAATATTTTCCCTGTTGGGTGTATTTTAAAGTTAGAGAAAAGGAATGTGGAACCGAGGTAGACTATGAAGAGAGAAGAACGCTATAAATTAACAAAAGAAAGGAATGAATCAGGTATGGTTTCTGAAAAGATTATAGATACCAGGAAACAAAAAGGTTTACTCTCAGGCAACCCTGTTTACAAACCTTTTAGATACCCGTGGTGTTATGATGCCTGGTTGACCCAGCAGCGTATACACTGGCTACCTGAAGAAGTGCCTATGTCTGATGATGTGATTGATTGGCAAAAGAATATAACGCCTGGAGAAAAGAACCTACTTACGCAGGTCTTTCGATTCTTTACGCAAGCTGATGTTGAAGTGAATAATTACTACATGGGTCATTGCATGAATGTCTTTAAACCAACAGAAGTTAAGATGATGCTTTCTGCCTTTTCTGCCATGGAGACAGTACATATGGCGGCTTATGCCCATCTATTAGATACGGTGGGATTACCTGAAACAGAATACTCAGAATTTTTAAAGATTAAAGCTATGCGAGACAAGTATGATTACTTACAGGGATGTAAGTCAGATACTTTACATAATATTGCCAAGACCGTAGCAATCTGTAGTGCTTTCACCGAAGGTGTGCAGTTGTTTGCGAGCTTTGCAATCTTACTTAATTTTCCACGACATAATAAGATGAAAGGAATGGGTCAGATTATTACCTGGTCAGTGCGAGACGAAACACTTCATTGTAGTTCAATGATTAGGTTATTTAGAGAGTTTATAAAAGAGAACCCAGAGATTTGGACATCTCGATTACAGAATGAAATTTATGAGGCGTGCAGGATTGCTGTTGCCCAGGAAGATGCGATGATTGATCTATCTTTTGAGCAAGGTCCGTTAGAGAATTTAAAAGCTAAAGATGTTAAGCAATATATTAGATGGATTGCCAATCGAAGATTAGAGCAATTAGGTTTAAGTAAGTTTTATAATGTTAGCAAGAATCCTTTGCTTTGGTTAGATTCAATACTAAATGCAGTCGAGCATATGAATTTCTTTGAAGGTCGATCTACTGAATATTCTAAAGCTGCAACAAGAGGTACGTGGGAAGAAGCTTTTAAAGATCTTAAGTCACCTTACTTTGATATGTTAGAGAAGAATAAAATAGTTGGAGAGAAGGAGTTCTTCAAACCCAATGTGGAATCCTGATAAATTATATATTATTTTTATGACGGGTGTTATTGTGGTTCTTTCTTTACATCTTCTGTATCAGTATGGGTAGATGTCTTCGGTAATTCCTTTTCTTTTTTTTCTGGCTCTGGTGATTTTTCTAGCTTGGGCTGTTGTTCACTGGAGGTAACATTTAAAATCGGTGCGTAATCGTCTAAAATTTGTTTCATCTTGGCTTCTAATTCTTGTTCTGACATGTCTTCTAATTTCCCATGCTTTATTATTTTTCGTTCTATGTATAGGCCTCCTGCTTTGCCGCGATTTGTTTCTGCGTTCACAGCTGCCGAGAAACTGTTCTTCTTTAGAGCCGCCTCACGAAGTCGAGCCAATTCAGCCAAGTGAGTATCATAAGTAATTTTGTGCTTTTCTAATCTTTCCTCTTTAAGCCTACCAACATACTGAACAACCAAAGGACTATATCTAGGATTCAATAGTTGTGATCCTTCAACTCTAGCACTATTCTTTGCGTATCCAGCAGCGATGGCTGCTTCACCTTGAGTCATAGGTCCTTCAGGTCCACCGAATACTACGAACTCGGCAAATCTCTTTTGCATCTCTGTTAATCTTTTTGGTACACCCATACTTGACAATTTAAGTTAACACTGTTAAAAAGTCAAGATAATGTCGAAAGAAAATGGACATATAGAATCTAGAGAAGATCAATTACGCAAGGAAGTTGATGAGCTTTTTAAAAGATTATCTGAACTTCTTGAGATCAATGAATCTCACCAGAAATTAAATGGAAGATTGCGTGAAAGAATTGCTGAGTTAGAAGATGAATTGTTTGAAGTTAAATCTGATAATAATAAATTAGCTAAACAAATAGACGATAAAATAAATACTATGCGAAAGGCAGGAATGTAATGAGAGTTAGAGATCTCCAACAATTTTTATCTAAATTTACTGAAGCAAATGCAACAGGCACCCGTCAGGGAAATGCTATTTCAAATGCAGTCATCATGGTTGAGATGAATGGTTTCCTTCACGAAATTAAAAGAATGGAAGTGCACGAACATTCGGTTCCTATCATAGGTCATTCTGGTCATACTGCTCATAGATTAGTTATGAAAACTCAAAAAGAATCCCCACTTATTATGCCAACGAAGCTGAAGGATGACTACTGACGTTAACCCTAAAAACAAATGGGTCCAGAAGCTAAATTATATAAAAAACTTAAAGCAAAAACCCCTCGAATTATTTGGAATAGGATTGAAAATCTTAGTATTCCTGGTATGCCTGATTGCTTGGGCTACAACAGTCATGGCCACTTTTTCACTGTTGAGTTAAAAATAACGAAAGCTAACAAACTCAAATTTTCGCCACATCAAATTGCGTGGCATGTTGCTCATCCTAAAAATACATTTATCATAGCCGAGGCCCTTGGTCCGAGGTCCGTGAAACTTTTCCGTGGTTCACGGATCAGGGAGCTTGCGGCTTGCGGCTTTAAGCTTGAGGCTTGTAGCTTGGGGCTTGATGCTTGTGGCTTGTACCTTGATGGGCTTGG